TGTGATTTAATACTGGTTGATTTTATCTCAGTTGCCATCTTTTAGCTCCGGTTTTGGGTATTTCTCTTTTACTTTTTGTATTTCTTTTTTCCAACCTTCGATTCCTTTGTGATATAGTAGGTCGAGTTGGTCTTCAATTTTAGGGTATTCAGGTTTACGTTTTCTTTGATATTCTACAGCCTCATAAGCCATTAATTGTTTTTCATACTCTTTATCTACAAATTCTTTCTCTTCTTTACTTAAAGGAGTTTTGACTTGCCATTCGTCTGTGAACATAATTTCATTATTTACTTCTACTGCCATTTTACCAAAAGCATTAGCAGCAATAACAATTTTATCAGGTTTCATACTGTCACCTCCATAACTTGGATAGTACTTTCTGCTTGTTGACTTCTAGCATCGTCTGTACTATTATAATTCCAGATTACGAAGGGGCGATCTGATGCGCCGTTAGCGTTTTGCCACCCTACCTTTATAGTTTTAGTACCAGAAGTAGAAACTTGTTTTGAAGCAGTTCCAAACCACGTATGTCCATAATTATATCCATTATAAGTATAACCTGCTGAATAATATTTTGTACCGTCTATTTCTACATAGGAACCAGCAACCCCTGAAGAATCGTCCCAACCCCTTATATTTGCTATAACAAATAAAACACTGTCAGCAAGTTTTTTAGTATAATTAACAGACCAAAAAGCAGTTCCCGAAGAAGTGCTGAGAGCTGTTCTAGTGTTGTTCGTAAACATTTCACTATTGATAATAGTTCCAACAGGTAGTTGAGCACTAGGAAGTGTTCCAGTTGTTAAACTTGAAGCTGATAAACCTGTTATACTTCCTGCTGTTACAGCATTAGTTCCTGCGTCTATGGCGTCGTTTACAGTAACCGTAGTTCCTGAGCTTTCTATATTGTCTACAATTATCTTACTCACTTGGAACCTCCTCTATTGGTTGTTCTACTTTAGGTTCGTCTACGACTGGCTTAGGGTACTTGTCTTTTACTTTTTGTATTTCTTCTTTCCAACCGTCGATTCCTTTGTGAAATAAAAGATCAAGTTGATCTTCAATTTTAGGGTATTCTAGTTTTCTAAGTTTTTTATACTCTACAAGAGCTTCCTCTTCTTTAATTTTTAAAATTTCATCTTCTATCTCTTCTTTAGAAGGAGCTTCAACATCACCATACCATACTATTTGATCAAGGTCCTCTGCATTGACACTAACACCTACTCCTGGTCTAAGCCTATTAAGAGCTTGTAATATAAAACTCATGCCTTAACCTCCATTAGTGTTATACTGCTTGAATAGCGACCCCCTGTATCAGCGTTTGAATCAGTCACGGAACGATTGATATAGATTGCATTAGTATTATCATTTATAACAGTAATTTTATAAGTTGTAGCACTAGTTGTAGCAGGAGAGTCTAAGTATAAAAAACAACCTGACTCTACCTGATTAGCGTCTCCTGTGTAACCTAAACCTGTTAAAGCTCTCTGTCTAACTCCATCAGCATCTCCTAGTCCTATGTCTGTAGTTCCTCTTTTTAGTCTCATTTTATAAGTTGAATTTATGACAGAATAACTTAATGAAATTTGAATTAGTACTTTATTACTACTATCGGTAGGGGTTATAGTAGCTGTCATACCTGTTATGTCTACTTCACTTTCATTAGAGGTTCCAGAAAAGGTATCACTTTTTACAGTTTGTACAACTTGTAAAATATGTCCATCAGGTAGTCTTGCATTTGCTAAAGTTCCAGAAGCTATATCACCTGCATCTACGGCAAGATTAATAGTACCCGAACTATTAGCTATGTCTAACTCTGAACCAGAGGCAATATAAATTTTATTAGAGCTTGAGGCAGGACCAGCCAAATCTTTTACAATTATCTTACTCATACAACACTCCAGTTACCATTTACAGTAACAGTCTTGGTAGAGGCTATAGTTATAGGACCTGCACTCATACCATTAGTTGTACTAGAAATAGTTATGTCTTCATTTATAGTTTGAGCATTTGTTCTTATGATAGAACTAAGACCCAGGCTAGGGTCAATCTCATGTTCTACTCCGCCATCGTCTTTGAAGAACAGACCGTCATATTGACCTTGAGTAGAATCTGCCCCATTTTTGAAGTAGAAAAAATCTTTACCTGAAGCTGGGGTAGTCCCAGGAGTAGTTTGATGAGACAGAGTCATAGCTGCTGTAAAAACAGGTGTACTCTGAGAAACTAAAGTATCATTTCCACTAAGAGTGGGAAGGGTGTAGTCATAAGTTCCTGCGCCAACGAGTCTCCAACCAGACTTACCTTTCAAGTTGTCCTTTAGGATTTTAACGTTTGCGCCATTAAAAATCGCTGCTGGCATTTTGTAGTCTCCTGACTAGTAGGTTATTAACCTAGAAAATTAATGGCAATTTTACCACTATTAATTGTTGTTCCTGTTTCACTATATAATTGTACTGCGTCTGTAGCTGCTAGACTGACCTTAACTCTACCACCACCTAGAGGTAGATAGGCTTTTACAGTTCCACCAACTCTAAGAGACATAAACTCACCTATGTCTTCTTGTATTTCTATTTCTGTACAAGCTGCTGCTAATCCAGTACTTGCCACAACAGTAACTCCTGTACTAGGGATATTAGTTGTACTAGTATCTAAAACACCTGCATCTAAAAAGTCTACAGGAGCTATGGCGTTTACATCTACTTTACCAATTGTGTTTGTACCTGAAGGTAGGGCAGGTAGGGATGTAACATCTACATCACCAATATCCACTCCAGAGTTTGCTGAGAGTTTACCAATTGCGGCTGTACCTGCACCTAATATAACAGTTCCAATTGAGTTGGTACCAGCAGGGATGGAAGGTAGAGAAGTTACATCAACGTCTCCAATATCAACACCGGAGTTTGCTCCTAGCTTACCTATTGTGTTTGTTCCTGCATCTAGCCCTACTGTACCAATAGAGTTTGTACCAACAGGAATGGAAGGTAAGGAGGTAACGTCAACATCCCCAATATCGACACCGGAGTTTGCAGCTAATTTACCAATGGCATTGGTACCAGCAGGTAAAGGTGCAACAACATCTACTTGCATTTGACCACTAGATACTGCACCTGCTAAAATACTTGTATCTGCATCTATAGTAGTCAAAAGATTATTACCTGCTGTCTGAAGTGCAGCAGTAGCAGCACCGGAAGGCAGAGGCAAAGAAACTACAGCGTTAATCTCTAATCTACCAGAGCTATCAGTCAACAGGACTCGGGTGGCTGTAGAATCAAAACCTGCAACAACCATTTGTTTCGCAGGTAGGGAACCACCATTAGTTTGTTCAGAATCTAATGAAGCCGTAAGAGGTGGAAATATAAATTGTGACATCCTACGCTCCTATGGTCTTGGCAGACATTATGGCACTAACCGTACCTGCTGCATGGGTTGAGTTTGTATAAGCAAGCCTTATGGCTCTAAATGGTATTTTGTCAAAAATAACAACATGCTCACCTGAAGCTCCTGTGAGATCAATATTTCCTCCAGAGAGTGTAAGGTCAAAATAATCTGCTGCTACGAAGTCTGAAGCATCTGGGTCTTTGTTGGTACCTTGTACCACTATGGAACCAGTATTTGTGCCAGTGGAACCAGACCAAACAATGTTTATTGACATGTGGTCTATTGTAGTCGTAACTGTAGCTGAACTGTTGGCACTTGTGTCTAGATTAATCCCATCTAGCATTTTATAGGTATAAATTATATTCTTTCTTCCCACCGAAAACTCCTTATGAGTACAGGGTTATAGCCCTTAGTTTCTACCCTTGTATTTATATTATATTATGATCTCTGTAAGTCTCTACGGTTGCTTACTTTTTCAACTTCCGTAGCCTGAGACTCCGATAGGTCTAATTGCTTCGCAGCAGCAGCGGTAATAGTACCTCCTGCCTGAGATACTTGAGCTTCCCTGTAAAAGGATTGTAAACCTTGTATGGACAATGGTTCCAGAGATAGGTCTGTAGGTAGGTCCATAAGTATGCCTAATTGTAGTCTTTGTTTATAAGTCGTCTTACCTCCAGACTTTTCTAGAGAGTCGTAGACTTTTGACTGCATTTCAGCATAGAGATTCGGGTAAACATAACGTACTGCTTCTATTCCTTCTCTACTTAAAACTCCTCCGTTCAAGTTCTTTAAAACGGACATGGGGTTTTGTACAGCTTGAACATACTTCTTAAACTTATAAATCTCCTGATCAGAAGTAGGATAAGCTTTCTTAATAAAAGGGTTAACATTCTGTGTTTTTCTAGGTAGCTTGGAGTCTAAGAACACAAAGGCTCTACCTGCTACCTGCCTTAACTGTTGATACGTTTGAGGAGCACTAGACTGTAAGTTAGCGTCCATCATTAACTTATTCATATAGTTAGGATTGTCTTTTATCTTATCAATATTATCTGCCATGTTCTTTATGGCTTCTCTTTCATCTTTTGGCTTGCCTACAACTAACTCTCCATCAGTCTTTCTAGCTAGAGGGTTTCCAGTCAAAAGGGTAGCAGATAGGGCAGGTAACTTGTCAAACTTCTTACCCTTGAAGAATTTATCTATAGAACTGCTAATTTTTTGACCAACTCTGATATTACTTCTTTCAATGTCAGTTAGGACCATGAGCTTGTTTTTCAAGTCAGACCTGGCAAAGGCAGAAGTTAAGGCTCCTACACCTGCTGCACTAACAGGGTCAATACCAGCACCAAAAGCACCCAGACCAAAGAATATGTCTCTTAGTCTTGGAAAGTTAGTCTGACCACCTATTTTTTTATTGAACTCTTTTACAAAAGTTACTAAGCTGCTGTAATCTGTCAACTCCTCAGATAGTTGTTTACCCAGTGGGGAGTCTACTCTACCAGCGAAGTCTACCAACTCGTCTCTTACAGCCTTACCCATGACCCTATTTATGTCGTCTTTGACCGTAGGTATTCCAGTTTTGTCATACCTTCCTAGTTTATGGTATTTGATCTTCATGTCTTGTAGTTCAGAGGCAGTGTAGGGTTTCTTGTTTAGTAAGTTTTTTTCAAATAAACTTTCTATTTCATCGTCTATCTTTTTTAGATAACCTGCTGCTTCTGTATTTAAGGCAGAGCCGTCGGGTTTTTGAAACTTTTTCTTCAAAGCCTCAAGACCGTCTATTTGTTTTTGAGCTATTTGGGAATATGTAGGAAATGCAGATTTATCAACTATGTCATCGTCCATAGCTTTAACTGTTTTTCCTATCTTTTGTCCTACTTTTTCTAGGTATTTTCTAGAGTTACCTAGTAAAGAAGTGTTAGATGCCAAAGACTTTGCCACGCCTTCAGACTTCATAACTTTACCTAAAACGTCTGGCATGTTCTTTGCCATGGCAGGTTGTTCTAGTATCATTTTTTCTATCTTATCGTCTGCAAACCCTGCAAGTTTCATTGCATTATAAGTAGGATTGGTCATGTTTTGTTTAAAATTATCTAGTTTCTCAACGCCCATCCCGACTATCTTGTTTCCTTTTATCTTAGGAACAACGATAGAAACTGATTGTCCTATGCCTCCAAGAGAGCCTCCAACAAGACCACCAAATAAGGCACCTTTTCCTGCATAAGCCGCTAAGTTTTCTGCGTTAAACTCTGCATTACCTAGAGCATTTTCTTCTATTAGTTCTCCAACTCCATAAAAAGTACCTTCTACTGCTGAACCTGCACCCTTTTCTACACTTTTGAGTAGAACATCTCTAGCAAACTTTTTCTTTCCAGTGTCTTTTATAAGAGACTTCATGCCAGAGGCAGTTAGTTTTTCTGCTGCCTTAGCTGCTTTAGAGGCTGTAGCTACACCTTTTCCTGCTACTCCTGCGCCTTTTGCTAATAGAGAACTACCACCTGAGAGTACAGCAGGACCGACAATACCTGTTATCTCACCTGCTAAGGCTGCGCCTTCATTTCTCTTTCTTCTTTCTCTCAAAGCTTTTTTAAAATCATCACCAAGGGCGGCATAGGCTTGATCACTAAGTCCAAATGTGATTGAAGAGGCAGCAGATTCTAAAAAAGTACGAACACCTGAACCGCCATACTTTTCATCAAGCTTTTCGTTTTCATCAACGAAATCTAGCTGTTCTTCAGTTAAAGGACCTGCAATAGGTGTTTCCTTTTTAACGTCAAAACTTTTTATGTATTTTTTATCTTTCTCTGATAACATAAATCACCTAAATTGGTAGTGGTTCATTTAAATCCCAAAAGGCTCCTGGCTTGTTACCTTTTTTAACTGACTGAACTTCAGCTTCTATAAGACCATTTACTACTTTGACCCTATTTGCTGAATTATCTGATAACTTTTTTCTTTCTAGTAATTGAGCTACTTTTTGCTCATTAGGAGATGGAGGTAAAGATAGACCGTCTGCTCTAAGTTTTTGTCTTACTCCATAATTAACTTTCATTATTAAGTTTCTAATTTTAGCTTTTTCTCTAGCATCTGTTGTAAGGAGAGCGTTCGGGTCTCCAAGAATTTTTTTAGCTTGTTCTCTTTCAGAATCAGTCATAACACCTGGACCAAAAAATTCAATCCTTAGTTTACCTACTAATCTATCTCTTAGAGACTGAGCTTGAGCAGCATCTAAAGAAAACATAGAGGCTCCAGGTAGTTGTTCAAAGATAGTAACTTTATCTACATAAGTTAACAACTCATTTAAGCCATCTATAGAGTCTTGAGCGTCTGCTACATATTCTTTAACTTTGTTAGCTCTAGAAACTCCACCTCTTACTCTATAGTTAAGACCGTCTCTACCTTTTATAACAGTGTCTTCAATTTTTAATTTTGGAAACCTAACAGTTAGGTAGGCTAACTCTTCATCAGTTACACCTCTTTTATTTAACTGAGATAGGTCTGCCATGTCTTTTTTCTCTTTTACCTGTTTCTGAACTTCTTTCAAACCTTTTTGCTGATAAGTTCTAGAAAGATTTAAAAGTGTTTGTTGCTTATCTACATCTTTTGTAGACCTAGCAAGTCTTTTAGCTAAAACAGAGACCTTAAAATTTGCTGCTGCTAGTTTTTGTTTTTCTAGGTTAGCTTCTAAGGCTTGTGCCTTTATGTCTTTTTCTACTTCTCTATCTAATCTTTGAACAAAGGTGTTAGGACTACCATACTTATAAGAGCCATAAGCTCCAGCAGCTAGACCAATGAGACTTACTACCTTATCAAAGGTACTCATGTTTTTGTAAAATCTTTTAGGGTCTATGGTAGACATTTGTTGAGCTTGTTTTATAGCCTCGTCTTCTGCTTTTCTAAGCTCCTTTTCATCTTTTAGTTGTCTTATTTGTAGAAAATCCATTTTAGAGAGTCTTGGAGGCTCTGGAGCTTTTTCAGGTTCAGGAACTTTAACTACTTTTTCTCTTTCTTCTTCTACTATGTCTTTTAACTCAGGACGTTCTCCAACTTCAAATCCAGACTCAGCTTCTCTTTTTCTTCTAGCAAGTTCTCTGTTAACTTGAGGTGGTCTACCAACTCCAGGAATGCTAGTATCCATAAGTTCTTGTGTAGACCTCTGTTCCATTAAGTATTGATCTCTGTCAAACTCTGGACCACTAAGGTCTGGTTCAGGTTCAGGTTCGTCTACTACCTGTTCTATACGAAAGTCTTCTTCTACTATATCCTCTTCAGGTCTACGAAGGTATTCTGGAACATCGTAAACTTCTCCACCTTCTTGATACTTAACTTCTCCACCATCAGCATACTCATCCCAGACTCCATATTTTTTTTCTATAGCCTCTACTTCTTCTGGTCTGACTCTTCCTGCTTGAAAACCTTTTTCAATACCTCTTTTTTTTCTAGCTTCTTTTATTCTTCTAGAACCTATTTCATCCAACTCTTCATTGGCTAGTTTTTTTCTAACTTCAAGAGGTAAGGAGGATATAAATCTTTTGCTTTCGACTTCTCCACCATCAGCAGCCATCATTAGTTTTTCTTTTTCTTGTTCTTCTGCTACGTCAAACTCTTCTGTTCCTCTAGCAAAAACACCAAAAGGTTCAGGAGAATCTAGAGGCATCTGTTCAGGTTCTATCTCTGGTTTAGCCTTTTTTACTTCTTCTTTTATGTTAAGTATTTCTTCAGTTAGATCATCGTCTTGGTCTTCAAGGTATTGATCTCGTTGCATTTCAGGACCCTGAAGATCAACTTGGTCTTCAAGATACTGGTCTCTCTGCATTTCAGGACCTTCTAAGTCAAGTTCTTCTTCTACTTTTATAGACTTTTCTACAACTTTAACAGGTTTTTTGTCCCTAAAAGACTCGACTCTATTTAACCAACCTCTTTTAAATTTTTTATAAACAGGTTTTCTTTTAACTAAACCTAAGTAAAAATCTCTACGAGCGTCTACATAATCATTATTAGTTATTTTAGATTCTTTTATTTTTTTCAAAGTTTCAGGACCTATGGCTCCATCCTGTTTTGCACCTACTAATTTTTGAAGAATTTTTATAGCCCTTCCAGGTCCAGCATTTATAGCCATGTCTAGGACATTTTTTCTAATACTTTCAGGTAGTTTATCTATCTTAGGACCTTTGTAGTATTGGTTCTCTAGAATGTCTAAGGCAGATTTTAGTTTTAACTCCTTCATGTCTTTAACAGTAGGAGTTCTACCTAAATACTGTTTTAAAACAGGGGCACTAATGCCAAATTTGGTACCTACAAGTTTACCGTCTACATAGTTACCCTTATCTTCCTTCATGGCTTGGTAGCCCTGTTCGTGCTTACCTATGATAACCTTTTTTATGTAATCTCTCATAGTTATTTCCCTACCTTTCGTTCTAGTTCTTCAATCCGTCTCATGAGATCACCTTGAGCTGCGACAACAGAGCCGTAGCCAGAAGAAGGCATTTTAAACTGATCTTTTACCATATCCGGTTTAGGTATGTCAACAAATCCTCCATCTTGGAAGTGCCTGAATTTACGTCTAGCTCCACCATGTTTTGTATCCTTTAGAGCTTTGTCGTGAAACCTGGACTCTGATTCATAGCCTATGGCTTCCTTAAATGCCTTTTTTGGTCTTGAGTAGGCTTCGCCACCTTCTGCAAACTTAGGTTCTTCACCTAAACCTTTGAGTAGTTTTTCCTTTTCCTGCTTAGGTATTCTAGCTTTTTGTATTCTTTTCTTCATAAGACTATGGCTCACGCCCTTGTCCATAAATTTTAAAAATCTGTCATAGTCTGGCTCTATCTCTCCACCATCTTTGTACTTCTTCATCTCAACTTTAATACCCATCTTTTTAGCCATTTGGAGCATTTTTTGTCTTTCTCGTAACAACTTACGTTTTTTATCTTCGTCTAGTTTGCCATATTTTTTAGAAGGAACAAATTCACCTTTTTCAACTTCAGGTTCTTCTTTCTTAACTGGACCACCGCCACCAAATTTTTGAACTTTCTTGCCCATTTTGTCTTGTAGTTTGTACAAAAAGTCTACACCCTTTTGCCTTTCTTCTTCCTTACCTTCTGCACCCATGGACTTACCTAAGCCACGCACAGCAGAGGCTTTGATTACAAACTCTCCATCGGATAGTCTTGCAGGTATGGAGTCTGAGGTTTCTGTCCCTGGACCAGATACAAACCCACCTTCTTCAAACGGATTTAAATCACTTAAATCTATATCAAGAGTATCCATAATATTTGTTGCTTTATCTAAACCTTCTGCTGTTGCATCTAAGGCTTTCATCCAGCTTGGTCTATCATCTTTAGCTAAACTTACTCCTCCAGTTCCTTTCAACTTTGCCATTTCTAATCTAAGGTCTCTTTCTTTTTCAGCTTCACTAAGACCAAGTTGTTCTTTTCTTCTAGCCTCACGTTCTTTCATCATAGCTACTTGAACTTGTGGAGCAAATTCTCTATCAAATCTTTCCTGTGATCTTTGAAGCATTCTCATTTTTTGACCAGGGCTTACGCCTCTTAGTCCTCGTATTTGAGCTAGTTGTTGAGCTAGGGTCCGTTCCCTAATCATTTGAGCTTCTTTTTTAACTATAGACTCTCCAACTTCGTCTGCATTCATTTTTTCAACAGGTTTTGAGTCTGGTATTTGGTCTCCATCATCAATAGGAGTACCTACAGGTCTTTGCATAACCGGACTATAGACACCTTTATCCTTTTCACCCTTTCTTTCAGGACGTATAAACGGTCTAACGCTAGGGTCTTTCTGAGCCTCTTGTACAGTTTGAGGTTGTTCATCTCTCGGGTCTACAGGAGCTTTTAAAGCTTCTTCTTCTGCTTCTCCTGCCAATGCTTCTTCAGCTTCTAATGCAGTAGTAGGATCAGAAAATTGTTTACTAATAAACTTACCTATTGTTGAAAGAGATTTACCAACTCTAGGAACATACCCTAGAGCTTTTAAAAAGTTTGCTCTACTTACTCTGTCTTTAGGAGGTTCTTCTCCATACATTTTTCTCCAATCATTTTCAGATATTATACCTTTATCTAAATCCATTAAGGCTTGTTGTCTTCTTCTTCTTTCTTGTTGTTTTTCTGCTGCTACACTTAAACGCTTTTCTGCTGCTTCTCTCTCTTCTGCTGTAACAGGTTGTGCAGCTTCCTCTTCTGCTTCAGCTATTTTTGCCTGTTCTAACTCAGCAGGGGTCATACCTAACTCAGCAGCTTTATCTTCTTCTGCAATTTGTTTTTGTTTTGCCCTAACTTTATCTTCTAAAGAACCTTCTGCTGCCATTTCTTGTCTATATTGAGCTACACTGTCATAACCTGCTTTTGCAGCTTCTACTGATTCTTGTGCAGCTTCTTCTGGAGTTTGCATTCCAGGTTTGTAAACTTTACCATCTATGACTACAGGTCTTCCAAGTCTACGAGCTTCAGCAACACCCTGACTCTTACGAGTATCTTCATACCTCTGTCTTCCTAGTGTAGCAGCAGTCTGACTTCCAAAAGCTTTAGTGTCTCCAGTGTAAAGAACGTCTCCTAGTTTTTGAAAAAAACCTCTTTCATCTGTAGCTTTTTGTTCTCTTTCAGTTTTTTCTTTTAATGCTTTTGCTTCCTTTTCTTCAGCCGCTTTTTTCTCTGCTTCTGCTTTTTGTCTTGCTAGCTCTTTCTCTCTTGCAGCTTTTTGTCTTTCATCACGCTCTTTTGCAGCTTGGGCAGCTCTTTGTTTAGCTTCATAATCAGATGATATTTTTGATTGTCTTGCCCTAGCTGCTACTGAATCTCCTCCAGGTCCTATTGCCCCTGTTTTTACAGCAGTTGCTTTATCTTTTTTATTTACTGTTACAGTAGTTCCATAGACAGGATCACGAACTGTTGTTGTTCCCCCACCTCCTCCACCGGAGCCACCTTTGCTTCCTCCACTGGAACTACCACCGCCTCCGCCGCCTCCGCCGCCGCCTCCGCCACCGCCGCCTTTGAAACACTTAAGAGGTCCTACTGCTATAAGCTTGGGTCCTAGTAATACAGGTTTTTTAATTTTCATACTACATCCTTAATGAGCACAATATAATCGCCATTATTCCAGGCTAGTTTCCATTTGTTGTGTAAAAACTTAGCTAGAGTTTCGTTTGCATGTTTGTTATGAACATAAACGGAACAACTAACTTTTTTATAATTGTTTTCTTTTGCATACTTAAATATTTTATCTTGATACTCTTGTCCTATTTTTTTATCTCTAAACTTTGGCTTTACCCACATATCTTCTATGTGTAATCTTGTATCATCGTCATGGCTCTTTACTGCAAAAAAACCATGGTCATCCTCAAAGGTATGAATGTTGTAACACTCCAACCTATAGTCTGCATAATGACTCACAATTGCTCCTAAGTTATAGACGTAGAACCAAATGTCCTACCTTGCTTAAGTCTAAAGTCTCCGTCTTTGGTTCCTACTATAAACGATAAGTTAGATAATGTAAAGCCTGGTCCTCCTGACTCAGGGTCAGTCTTTTGACCTCCATCATAAGTTGGGTTAGAGCCTTCTACTTCTTCAATTTGTATCTTTATGGCTTCACATTTTTGTTTTCCAAAGTTTAGCCTTATTTGATACTGTGTGTTATCCTTGCCACCGTAAGCTATTGCATCTGACCCTGAAGGGTCTCCATAAGTATGATTGCCTAAAATTTGGTTAGGACCTCCATACCTATAACTTTCTGTATAACTAGTAACGTCTATAACCTTTTCCTGTTTCCAAACATCGTCATAGTCATAGGCTATTTTAATTTTAAGTTTATGTGGAGACTTGTACTCTCCTAGTAGTAACATCCTGTAAACACGTTGAAAGCCTTGTATTCCTGCAAATGAGAGCCAACCAGTCTCTAGTTTAATTGGTACCATGGAACCACCAAAAGTAGCGGTTGTATTTACTTGTTTAAATATTTCATCTTTAAAGGTAGCTAAGTAATAATCATCTCCTATAACAGTAGCACTAAGACCTCTTGTGACTCCAGAAGTGTACCACATATTTAAGAAGTAGTTATAAATTACAGTTGGTCCATCAGAAGTTAAAAACCTGACTTCATCTTTCTTACCTACAGTGTTAGCTTTTGTTATCGTAAGATGATTATAGTCTTCAGCAGGAGCACCTATGTAATCTAAGCCTAGTGATCTATCTAAAAGATAAATGCCTTTTTGAGACATAAACATAAGTCCTTTAGGCATAAAGGCTACACTGTTACCAAACTTACAACCTAGAGAGTCAGAAATTAGTTGAGGTTCTATAAAATCGTTTTGCTCACCAAGATTATTAGGACCTTCTCCAGTTAGAAAATAAATGGCATTCTTTTTAAATATAATTAGTTTATCATCCATCTTCTTAATAGCTACGATGTCTCCTCCAGCAGGAGGTACATCTACTACTAGAGTGTTGTTAAACTCTGGAGGCTCTGCCCTATTTGATAACTTAGAAAAATAAAGTCTGTTAGGGTCATTCTCTACACCGCCCATAAATATTCTATTCTTAAAAGACTCAAGCATAGAACATGAACCTATAGGAGTAGTTTCTAAAACTCCTCCAGTAGTATAGAGTAGTTCATTATCTTGTATAGTACTGTCTGCATGATTATCTCTAAATTTAATGAAAAAATTAGTTTTACTGTTTACTAAAAAAGGATTATTAAGAGTAAGGTCTTCACCACTTACTTTGTAAAAAAGAGTTCCACCTGCTATAGTTCTATAAACCTCTACTTCAATAGCAAGAACAAATTTTGAAGTTACGTTTTGAAGTGGAATCATTAAATCTATTTCATCATAACCAGTACCAGAGCCATGAGTAGGAACTTCAAATGTTAATTGTGAAGAGAGTCCTGATCTATAAATATTACCTTGAGCGTCTTCATACTTAAATATAGCTCTATAATTATATGTGTCTCCGTGTGCAAACTTATGTGAAGTAGATTTAGTCATAGATTCTGTGTTTACATAAATTCTATCTGGGTTATATGTAAAACCCTGTTCCATAAGTCTTTGTTGATCTCCTGTAAATAGAAGACTACCTGCTACAAAAACGTTGTTAGACATTTCTTCTGATTGATTAGCTACTTCAGCTTTATAATTTAGTTCAGTAATAGAAGCATTTGCTATACTAAAAAAAGTTTTATCATTAGATAATATTTTTGATTTACGAAAAGTAGGTATAAATACTTGACTGTCATCTTTTTTAGTTATATTAGGAACGCTTGGATAAGCATAAGCACTAGAGCTATAGTCAAAGTCAACTTCAGAGTTTCCATACCCTATTAATCCTATAGGTTGACCTGCTTCTGAATCTTGAAAATTTGTAGGAGATAGTAGATAATAAGAATCTTGTAAACCTGAGCCACCTTTTCTTGCCACAGGTAAGACCCCATTGCCATTAATAGAAAAAGCTTTTGCAAATAGAGAACACCCTAATACTTCTTTTCGATAAGTAGCATCTACGAATGCACTTCCAAAAGTAGAAGTAGCAGATACGTGTATACCATCTATACGAGTTTTGTAACAACTAGGTAGGTCAGCTAAGTCTACTGTAGTCCAATTAGTTCCGTCACTTCCAGAAGCCATGTAGCCAGTAGAACCAAAATCTGTACTATCTAAGGTAGCAGCAGCTCTTGTTCCGGTTGTATTGTCTATGTAATCTATTCTACCGTCTCCAGCCGTTGAAGTAAAAGTTCCGTCTAGATTACTCTGCATGTAGATTTGATATCTAATAGAATCTCTAGTAGAGTCTTTGACATTATTATCTACAGATACTCCTGTTATTGCTACAGGAACTTTTGGACTTTCATTTCCTGTTGAAGAGGCATAAACAACATAATTTGTATTAATAAGAGTATCATTAAATTGTTCATTAAAAACATTTGTGTAAACTTGATACTTATTAGTAGAATCTTGAAAAACAGCATTTGTTAAAAAACCGTTTTCTGCTAGACTAGTAGTTCTTACTCCTTCTTTTCTAGGAGATTGCATTATACCGTGAATGTCTACTGCTAATGCAGTTCCAGGACCAGTTACAGTATATTGAAGACCAAATGTAAGAGAAATACTACCATTTACAGGATCGTCTTGAATATAATAAGAATTATATTCTATTACATTAGCAGAGTCTTGGTATCCTACTAATATAAGATCGTTAGACTCATTAGTTACTATATCAAAAACTTTATTAGTTGATAATGTCACACCAAGACTATAAAAAGTACCTGCTGTTAAGTCATTAAAATTATCAAATTTAGAAAACTTGTAATGTATAACATCAGTACTTAGGTTTACTGCAAAGATAAACACATAGCCTTTTAAGTAAACAATCTTTGGTTTCCCGTAACCAGTTTGAAATATTTGTTGACGTGTAAACCAGTTAGCATCTGAGTTTACGTCTTTTGCTGATAAGTAAAGTTCACTAGACGAACCTGCTGTAATTGCTGTAGAAGTTCTTTCAACGTGAACAGAGAATAACATGTTGTTTATTAGTAAAACTTCATTATTAGTATGAACGTCAGAGTTTTGACCTACAAAATTAGTTTTAACAAAAGAAGGTAAGTACTTTCCTTGATATAAAAGTTTACCTAAAGAAGCTGTTTCTGCTACTGCATAGGTAGAAGTAAAGGCATAAAGTTCGTCTTTAAGAGATGTAAGTCCATATAGTTGTTCAAATTTAGTTGTTGTAAGAGTTGAGACGTAGCCATAAGAGTCTTCTGTTTTTTCATAACCGTCTTGTTTTTCTATCTCACCATACTTATCAACTTGAATATTTTCTAAAACTTTAAGGGACCCAGGAGGTTCCTGTTTAGGGTCGATCTTTTGATTTATCCCTTTTGACAAAGG